ATTATACTGCATAATAAGATGAGGATAAAGACTGTTGAGGTCAAAAGAAACAACCCAATCGTACATACCAGGTATAGGTTCTTTAACATACGCTCCTGCATACTTTTCACTTTTATCTTGCTCTTTTTTAGGTGGAATTACAATGCCCTTTCTTTTAAGGTCATTGTATATAATCATATCCCACATTCTAACCTGATAAAACACATCTGTAAAGTTTACTTTAGCATCATATGCCATAGTAATAGCAAGTTCAATCAATCTCATCTTCTCTTCAAGACCGTCAACAATTCTAACGTCTTGAATGTTGTAATCAACAAATTTATTCCATGCTTTACGATAAAAATCCTTGAATGTGTCATATTCAGAGTGATCTAACTTTTTTTTACCTAGTTCTACCTCGCCAATATAATCAAGTCTATACGATTCTTGTGCCTTATACGTAAATTTTTTATACAGATCTAGATAATCGAGTACAGTTACACCTGCAATGTCATATACAAGATGTGGTCTACCTGCCATGTAAATTTCTTCATGTGTTACCAGACCCCATGGCGATAATTTTTTACATGTCTTCTCACCTAAAACTCTAGTAATACGTTTTGCAAGATATGGTATATCATATAGTTGACAATTCCATCCTGTAACAACATCAGGTGGTGCAGCAGACCAATAGTTTACAAAGTGTGTGAGTAAATCGTACTCATCTTTACACTGCACATACTTGACCATTTTATCCTGTGTCCTGTAAGGACCCACACCAAATGTAAGGATACGTTTTGTACTATAATCCTGTAGTGATATGAGTAACATCTCTTCATCACATTTTTCTACAGTAGGGAATCCATTTTCAGATTGAACCTCGATGTCAATCGTGACAAGATTCATCTTCTTAATGTCAAATTTTATCTCACTCTCTGGGTATTTTTCTGAAATATACTGGTAGATATATCTGTTGTTACCATAGATATCAAAACCCTGCACGTTGTCATGACTCTTTATAAATTCTCTAGTTTCTTTGACTGTGCCAGGTTTTATGCTCTGTACATATTTGCCATCTAACGTTTTATATTTTGTTTTCTTTTTACTAGGCACATACATCGTAGGAAAAAATTTTTCTCTTGATGTAAAACTCTTGCCATTCTCATATCCTCGGACGAGAAAATCATTCCCGACCATCTGCACGTTTGTATAGTATCTCATACGGACACTGTAGCAGAGATTGTCTCTCCTTTCAACTCCCGTTCTCGTTCACGAAATAATCTCACAAAATTATTGAACATGTATTGTATTTCCTCACGACTCATGTATGGTTTAGGCATATTTAAGTAAGTTCCCTGATCATCACTTCTCATCTCAACAATTAAATCTTCCTCAATAAACCCACCCTTCACACACATATCTCTCATAGGTGTACCATGATAAGGAGTATATATGAATGCATTAGTATCATTACATCCTAACTGTGCTGCTAGTTCAACTGACTTCATACAATGTTCCATAGTCTCATATGGATATCCTATGATGAAGTTACATGTAGTAGAAAGATTTGCTTCTCTAGCAATTTGAAATGCTTCTATCGCTCTCTCGTTCTTATATATTCTACCTATAACATCCTTACGAAACTGGGGATCACCATGTTCTACACCCATATTAATTTTTACACATCCCAACTCCTTGAGTGTTTTTGCTTGATATGGTGTCAATAACTCTGGTCTTGTTTGAGTAAAGAAAGGTATTTTGTACTTTGAATACATCTCTGCCCAGTCATCAAAACCTCGTTTTGACATTGTAAGGAATGTATCTGTCAAGATCCACAGCAGCTCTATCTTATGATGATCTATTAGATGTTTCAACTCTGCTTCTTGATGCTCAACAGTTTTCTTTCTGAAGAACAAACTATCTGTTTCCTCCTTATATAATCCTGCATTAGATGGTGAGTTACAGAATTTACATTTGAATGGACATCCACGTTGTGTTTCTGTCACACCAATCTTTACTATCTTACCTTGGAATGGTCTATATAATGATTTTTCTGGAAATATATCATGATCTGTGATTGGTAGTTTGTTGACATTACAAGCAGTTCTCATCGGATTAGGATGAATGTTTGGTAGATGATGACCGTCTTTACCTTCACTAATACAATCCATTAGTTCTGGTATTGCTTCATCTCCTTCTCCTCTACAGATATAATCACACTTACCTTCAAACGCTTGTGGATGATATGTGCAGAATACTCCACCACATACACTAATAAACTTCAGATCTGAGATCTTATCCATGAATTTTCTCCACAGATAATAAGTATCCTCTACAACAGAAGATAATATTACATCTGGTTTGAATTCCAATACCTTCTCTCTCCATGCAGTATACATGTCAGTATCTTCAAGCGTGAAAAAAGAAGGATCGAGATCATCTCGTTCCCACTTATACTCAGGAAACATTCCTCTTTTAGTCCTTTCCTGATCTCTATCTGGTCTAGCAAAATCTTCTTCTTCATCAACTGGATACCAAGTTGCATCAAACAACTCCAAGTTATGATAACCTGCCCTTTTCAAACATGCTGATATTATCGCAACACCACCTGGCGGTGTCACTCTCATGTGTTGGTTAGGATATAACCATAATATTTTAAGATTCTTCTGTGACATTTTTTGCAGTTAATGCCTGATACTTATCTAACTGTGTTTTATCTGGTTCAATTATAGTGAGGAAACTATCAGAATGCACCATCATTTCACGTTGTGTTGTAAACGATGGCCATGACTCTAAGAATTCTCCTTTCAATTCAAAAGGGTCAATAAGTTTACAGTCTGGTTCTCCTAAATCTGTGCTTACCTCTTCTATCCTTGACACCAGAACAAGATTGTTCTTAAATAATATAATTTTTATCATAAGGAAAGACTTCTTGATTTTAAGTTTACCACAACTGTTCGTACTTTGTCAATATAACCTTGATTTCTTAATTCTTTGAATACCATATTCTCAAATCCATACTCTCCATACTTCTGTAATGATGTTCCTCTTGAGCTTCTCAATTTTTTTATGAGTTCCTTGAGACCATTAGCATCTTCATTTTTGATAAGATTATCTATTTGATTCTTAAAAGCATTTACTTTTTTTTCTATTTCTTTTTCGTCCACATCTCCATCTACCATCTCAGGTTCTTGAACCCATGACCCTTTCATAATACTGTACACACCTTGACTTTTTTTTCGTGTGATACCTGGTTTTTCAATGTATGGTTCTGCTTTTACACCATAAATTGTAACATTATGTGTCAACTCCCATAATGTTTTTTTGTCCATAAAAAATTGGTCAAGCAAATCAGGATTGCAATCTGGAATATATTTTGGATTGACAACTAAATGCACATCCAAATCTGAGTATGACGTATAATTATACCCCGCATTGCCACCTAATAACAATATATCTGTTATTGCTTTTTCATCTAAATCAACGTAAGCAGCAAATGCTTTTGCAAAATTCATCAATGCCTGTCTAACCTCAGGCTTGAGAGAATCCCCAATCCAGAAAACTGGATTGAGGATTTCAGTAAATCTAAGAGTAATACTCTCTCTTAGATCTTTAGGTTTTATGTGTCTAAGAACTCTCGAATACAACGAACTATCACCAAGTCTACATTATATTTAGATCCAATCTTTTCGTTGTTGTGCATCAGGAATAATTTTTTCAATATCAATCAATAAGAGTCCATCTTCAAATTTTACATTCTTTACTTCAAGTTCATCTGGTAATGACCACTGACGTGTGAATGCACGTTGTGCCAGTCCCTTATGAACGTAATCTTTTTCTACACCATTACCTTTCTTGCCTTCAATAACAAGTCTTCCCTCTTGAGTGTATACTTTTAAATCTTCTTTCTTAAATCCTGCAAGTGCAACCTCAACCCTGTACTCATGATTAGAAACCTTTATTGTATTATAGGGTGGGTAGTTATTTGTGCTTGCAAAATGCTGATCAAAGGTTGTGAACCAATCATCAAACCCGATCATATTTCTTCTTATCTTTGACAAATAATCCTGAGTTTCAGGCACAGTCAAAGTAATAGCGTTTGCATCATTAAACATAGTGACCTCCTTGAGCGTCTAAGTTGTAATGTCCCCGTAGGCGACACTACTAATTATAGTACATTATCCAATATACTCAGTTCGGTTGTTACTATCGAACAATACTGATGCCCGACTTGGTTTCCAGTCATGGAACTTGAAAGTACCGTCAGTATTGAGTTCTATCTGTGACCTGAACTCTAGATACATGCTCTTCAATACATCCATCACTGTTTTATAGTTATCGTATAACTTGTCGTCTATCTTTATAGCAAAATCACCGTAAAACTCAAGTGGTAAGTCTTTACACTCTATATTGGCACTGAACATACCATCTATAAGTTGTTTTAGTTTAGTTTGACGTTGACCTTTACCGTATATTGTTACCTGTAGTCTGTGTTTACCGTTGTATGCTCTGACTACATGACCAAAAAACCTCAAGGATCTCTCCCATTTACTCACTCTATCTTCTATGCTTACCTCTCTGTAATCATCTAAATCAATAGCATATATTTCACCTCTCCAGTTTTTGATAAAGTTCTGTGGTCTGAATGTATTAAATGAGAAGTCAGAATCACGTAGCACAAGATCCTCATACATGATTTCGTAGTCAGATATAGACCTTATAGTTTCTCCTTTGATAAACTCTGACTCATATATGAGCATGTCACCATCCCACTTGATAGTAAACTTAGGTATCTTTATTCTATTGAAGTTCTCTGTCTGTAATCTTTCAAGATTTCTATATACCTCATGTTGATCCAGACCATCATCAAATAATATCTCTTTTCTAATTGTCAGTGTCATAATGTTATAGGGTCTGTCAATAGGTTTTTCTAAATTCTTAATTGCATGCTGATGATCAGAGTCAGGTATGTTAGGACTAAAACTAATGTCAGACCTGTAGGTGCTACTCACTTTCTTTCTTTTTACCAATATTGTATTTTGTTTCCAAAATCCAACTTCCTTTTTCTTTATAACTTATAACTTTTATTTGATTAAGTGGTGCTATCTCACTTATTAAGTTTACATCTCTCAAAGAAACCAATCCCCAATCAGAAAGTAATTGAATAATTCTATTTCTTCTTTGAACATCATTGATGCTCAGGTTTGCTTTCTTACCATCAAGTGCAAACAGTTCCTTGAAATGTACAATAAAATATTTTCCTTGTTTATGTAATATATGACATGATTGATATAACTTTTTTTCTTTTCTAGAAGCTACACCAATTCTTGTTAAAGTCTCTCTTACTTTCAAAAAATCATCTGGTTCCCCTAGTGATACTTCCACCATCTTCTCAGGTGACCACAAGTATTCAGGTACAATCCCATTCATCTCAATCCTCCAGTTTCAAGTTTTCTTCTAATAAATGTAATCTGTTCTTCGGTTAGAAGTGAAAGAACTTGTTTTGCTTTCTCATTACTATATCCATAGTATGATTTAATTATTTCAAGATTCTTTAACTCTTCTTTTTTCAACCAAGGAGAGAATCTTTTCTTAGACCTGAGAGTATTTAGATAAAAATCATATTG